CCGGCAGTCTGCGGGTAGTGGTGGATCACCGTCTCGTAGTCCGGCACCACGATCGACGCCGAGATGCCGAACGCGCCCAACTCGCCGTAGAGATGCGACAGCGTGAGGTAGGTGTTGCTCTCGCGGTAGATGTCCTGCGCGAGATAGGCGGCGTTGTAGAGCCACTCGGCGACCGGGCCGTAGCGGTTCAGATCGCGGTCATGCGTCTTGAGCCGGAACCAGAACCGCGCCGGGTTGGTCTTGTAGGTCATCATCCCGGCTTCGAGCAGCTCGCATGCTGTCGTGGCCGTCTCGTCGATGATGTCGCCCCAGTCGCTATCGGACAGCTCGGTGTCCTTCCCTTGGTTACGCAGCCGGTGGCCGGCGTAGGGCAGCAGCACCCGCTGGACCTCGCGCCAGACTTCCATCTGCTTCTCGCGGGTCAGCCGCAGTTTACCGAGTCGAGAAGTCAGCCGCTCCTGGATCGTTCTCACATCCATGTCAGCCTCCCAGGAGCGTTGTCGAATTGCCGAGAGCCGGTGCGGTCGGGCCGGCCAGCATCGTGGATTGCACGCCGCGCATGCGATCCATCTCGGCCGTGGCGAGTAGCGCAGCAATGTTCGGCTTCTTGCGGTTCGCCTTGCGCTCCGCCATCGCGTTGCGCCGCTCCTGCGAGATGGCGAGGTTCGTGGCCTCGTTCTGCGCCCGCTGTTGGTCGCGCCGGCCTTCCTTCGCAGCCTTCCTCGCGTCCTCGCCAGCCATGATCGAAGACGTGATAGGGCCATACCGCAACAGCGCCGCACTCACCGGATCAGCCGCTCCCATTGGAGACCTCCTTGCGTAGGAGCACTTGCTGCTCCTCGTATCCTCGACCAATCAAGAGCGCCCTGAGCGGGCTCCACATCGGCGAGTGGATGAATATCTGCGTGGCCCCGCGCTCGGTCGCGGCTCGCTCCACTTCGTCAAGTAGGCGCTGTGCCAGCCCCGTCCCCCGATACGATGGGCAGACGTAGATGCTGTCCATCTGCCAGTAGATCAGCTTGCATTGCATGTGGGACAGGACGTAGCCGACCGCGTAGCCGACCACTGCTTCCTCGTCGTAGGCCGCAAGCCCCACCAGCACGCCGGCATGCTCTAACTCGCGATACCTGTCGATCGACGGCTCGCAAGGCTCCCGCATCCCGGTCCCCATAGCTTCGCGCCAGTGCTCGGCGAAGTGCTCGCCAGCCTTCTCGACTAGCTCCTCGACGGAGATGCGGCGAATCTCTGGCATACCGCGAGCGGACGCTAGGCAGGGCGGCCTCGGTCACGTCCCACTGAGCCGGCAGCTAGCGGTTCTTCTTGCGGCGGGCGTAGGGGTCGAAGCCCCGACGGGTCTCCTGGTGCGTATTCGCCCGCCTGTCGGCCAGTCTGGTCACTGGGCTGGCGAAGGTGAGGGCGAGGGCGTCGGCTGCGTCGAGGTTGGCCTCCTTGTTGAGCCGCTTGCGGATCTGGTCCTTGCTCTCCAGCGCCACCTGTCCGGTCGGCGTGTAGCTGTAGATCGGCGTGCCGAGCGCCTGCTTGAGCGAGTCGAGGTTCGGGATCGAGCCGCCCGCCCGGATCCACTCGGCCATCTCGTGCCACATCTCCGAGCGCCTGTTGCGGTATGCCTTGGGACGCTTGGCCTGCGCACCAAACGGCACCTCGTGGACCACGAGACCTAGCTGCTTGAGGCGGTCGATGACGCCTGCGCCCTGGCCCTGGTCAATGAAGACTGCGTCGGGTTGGCGTCGCTCGATCTCTGCCGCGACGCGGGCTGCCAGTTGCATCTGGTCCTGACCTTGCAGGATGATCGGCTCGTCTGCCGCGAGCCCGCGCCGGTAGATGATCGCGCTACTGTCGTCGCCGAAGCGAGCAGGGTCGACGCCGAGCACTCCCGCCGCCTCGCCGAGTTCGTGGTTCGTGTATTCGCGCTGCGCTGCGAGTTCGATGTCGACGAGCGATACGAGTTGGTCATCGCCAGCCGCTTTGAAGTCACAGAGGTATTCGCGAGCGAAGGCGTTTTCGGTTTGCAGCCTACGCTGGCGTTCGATCTCCTCCGGCTTCAGTGCTTCGGTTTCGTAGCACGTCCAGCGCCCAGCAAACCAATCGTCGTCGGCCTGTGCCGAGTTGTAGAGCTTGCTGAATAGGTTGACACCGTGCGGCGTTCCGATGAACAGCGCCCAACCTTGGCGGTCTGCGAGCGTCGGTGACAGGATCTCATCCCACACCACTGGCTCGATCTGCGCGACCTCATCGACAACGAGGCCGTCGACACGCATGCCGCGAATCGCCTGCGGGTTGTCTGCGCCGAACAGGCTGATCTTCGCGCCGTTGTGCAGGAAGCGAACGAACAGCTCGCCTTCGGACTTCTCCGCGCCGCCTGCGCGAATGAGCGGTTCAACGATCTCCTTGAGGATCTCCCACGCGATCTGCTTCGCCTGTTTCAGGAACGGCGCGATGTAGACGTAGTGCGGCAGCTCGACGTTGGCCTTCAACGCGCAGTCGATCTGATGCTGCAACGCCATCCGAGTTTTTCCCGCACGCCTATGGAGCGCCAACACAGCGAAGCGGTGGTCGTGCATCGCGAGGTGACAGGTGCGTTGCCATTCGCGAGGAGTGTAGTTCAGGACTACGGTCTCAGTCGTCACTCGCTCCATCCTCGGGTCACATGCCGCAACTTGGTTGGCGCGTTCTCCGGGTCAGACTTCGCGGCGCGGCGAATGATGCGCTTGGCCTTCTTCTTCAAGCCGCGCCGGTAGAGCACATGATGCTCGTGCCTGCTAATGGCCTCAGCTTTCGCCATCCGTAGGCTCTTGCGTCGGCACGCCCGTCACGACCTGGAGACTGACGCCGCCTTCGTGGTCGAGTTTCTGCGTCTGGAGTTCGCACATGCGGTCGAAGATCAACTTGGCTGCCGCGACCGCGCCCTTGTTGCTCGGATCCTTGGCGACCTTCGCCATGTTCTCGTAGATGTCGACGAGGTCGTCCTCGGTCAACCTCTCCTTCTTGGCCAGCGCCTCCTTGACGACGCGGCGCAGATCGTAGCCCGGTTCTCGACCCTTCGGATTACCTGATTGGCCCGGCTGAAACGGCGTCCCGACAGGCATCCCATCCGGTCTCCGCTCGGCCGCTGCTTTCCGCTGCTCGTCAGTGACCACTTACTACTCCTCCCTCGCCGTCAATTCCGGCTTGAGCGGCCTGCGTTTGTAGACGCACCACGCTCTGATGGTTTCCCAGGGCACGTTGAAGCGCACAGCCAGCTCTCGATACCACATGCCGCGCGTCTCCCGTAGGTGCCTCACTTCCTCGACCTCGGCGTCGGAGAGCGTGGCCCACTGATGGCTTTCTCCGACTCGCCGGCCAGCGGCGTTTCGGTGGACAGTGCTCATGGTTCAGGAGGGTCGCATGGTTTGGGCGAGGTGTCAAGGTGCGACTGAGTCTCAGTAGCAAGAGGTAGAGTTTTCGCTATGGCCTATTGCTTTTCCTTCTTGTAAGTGGACGATCCGCCGCCATGGACGAAACAGAGCCACGCGAAGAGACTCGGATGGAGGCGGCCAAAGCTGGGAGGAAGCGCCGACTCGGCAAGGTGTGCCCCCGCTGCGATTCTCGGTTGCGCTACACCCTGAGCAATCAGTGTGTCCCCTGCACAATCGAGCGGGCCAACAAGCAGAACGAGGAGATCCGCCGCGCCTTGCGCGAAGCGACAGGTGAGTAACCGATGCGCCTCGTGCCGAAGAACTGGGCCACGTTCCAGCACTACCACAAGCGCCGCCCCCCGTGGGTCAAGCTCCACCGGCAGCTCCTCGACGACGTCGAGTTCATCCGCTTGCCGCTTGCTAGCAGGGCGCTAGCGCCGCTGATTTGGTTGCTAGCATCCGAATCGGACGATGGATCCTTCGAGGGCGATCCTACTCTCCTGGCTTTCAGATTGAGGCTCCCAGAACCCGAGGTCCAGGTTGGACTTACCGGGCTCATTACGTCCGAGTTCGTATTGGACGCTAGCACTGGGCTAGCAGTGTGCAAGCGAGTGACACCTCTAGAGAGAGAGGAGAGAGAGAGTAGAGAAGAGAGAGACTCTTCCTCGAATGGATCCCCAAAGCCGCCACGGCAGAGCCGTGGGAGCGCGAGTGAGGGATTCGATCGGTTCTGGGATGCCTACGGCAAGAAGGTCGGCAAGAAGGCGAGCAAGTCCCAGTGGACGCGGCACGGCTGCGCCGAGATAGCCGACACCGTGGTTGCAGCAGCCAAGCGCCTAGCAGCGAGCACCGAGCCCAAGTTCCGCAAAGACCCCGAGCGATGGTTGAGAGACCGGCGCTGGGAAGACGAGCCCGTCAAGGGCAAGGCCAGCAACCTCAACCCCCGCGACCTTTCAGACCAGGAGTATGCAGATGACATCGAACTTCTCTAGAGAGACCCCGGAGCAGCAGGATCTTCGTTGGGCGCGAGTCCGCGAGCGGATGAACCGTCCTCGGCATCAGGTCGAGCTGTGGCGCGGCACGAGGGAGTGCAAGCGCGTCCCCGGCCACCCGGACTACGAGTCGGTGC